ATCAAGGCCTTCATCTCCCGCGGGAGATCACCCAGTTCCTCCTTCTCCTCATCGAACAGGAGGGAGAACTTGTGGGCCATGCTCTTGTGGACCGTCTGCCAGTCCAGGTCCTGCTCGCCGGTCGGGTCGTCGTCCGGCCGGTAGTAGGTCTCCAGCAGAGAGTGGAACCACTTGCCGCGAGTGAGCGGCTTGGAGACGACCCGCGGCGAGAGTTCGTCCAGGTACTTGTATTTGAACTGGAGCGGACACCGCTTGAACGTCTTGGCCATGGACTGGCTGACGACGGTCAGCGGGAAGTGCTTGCCGGCGAGGCCGCCCTCCATGACGGAGAGGTCGAGGGTCACAGGCTGGGCTCCTCGTTCTTGAGGACCGCACGGAGGCCGATGGCGTCGGACTGAGGGCGAATCTCGGTGATGATGCTCCGCCACTTGCCCTGGTACTGCTCGGGCTTGAGGTGAACGAGAGCGGGACGGCCGAGGTAGGTCTCCACGTCCGGACGGTCTTCGCCGGACAGCAGACGCGGCAGAGAGGGTGTGGGGAGACCCAGCGCCCGGTGGACCTGGCTCAACTTGTGGATGTCGTCCGCGGTCAGCGGGACGCGCCACAGGTAGGTGTACGGCGTGCCCTCGTGCGGCGAGCCGACGAGCCGCCAGCGGAACACCATCATGGGGTTACCGCCGGAGGACATCGTGGCACCCACCCGCTCGACGGTGCCGAGGTAGAAGTCCTTCGGCATCTTCGGCTGAGGGTTGTGCCGGAGGGACATCTGGGGGTCGTACGTCGTCGTTTCGGTCATGACTTGATCGTATTCCCTTCTTTGCGGTTGGACTATGCCGTCACGCTATGAGGCCGCTTCGAGGATCTTCGGATCCCAGTTGGCGATCTGGTGCCCCTCCAACTCGATGGCGTCACCCCACCGGTGCCCAACTTTGCAGTCAGCCACGATCGGAATGTCCACATGGAGGTCGAACCACTCCTCCAGGGGGAGGTTCTCCATGACCTCCTTGACCATCGGAAGTACCACACCCATCTCGGGTGCTGGCACCTCCATGTTGAGGGCGTCGTGGACCGTGCCGATGCTTCGAGCCTGGAGGCCCATCTCACGGAACTTCTGGTGCAGGATCACCAAGGAAATGAGGATCATGTCCGAGGCGAACGACTGGACCGGCGAGTTGATCGCCTGACGCTCCGCTTCGGCCTTGACCTCTCGATCCGGCGAGTAGATGTCAGGCAGGTGACGCACGCGTCCTAGCGGCGACTGTACGCGTCCGTACTTAGCGACCATCGCCCTCTGTCGACGATGCCAGACGAGAAGCTCCGGGAACTGAGCAAAGAAGGCCTTACGGAATGCCTTCGCCTCGTCATCGGTGACGCGGAGCCCGTAGTTGTTCCAGGCTGTGTCGATGTACTTCATCCACTGCATTCCGTACAGGAAGCCGAAGTTCACCGACTTGGCCTTCTTACGCTCCTCCTTGGTGACGAGGTGAGCCGGCTTGCCCGTCATCTGCATAGCCATGGTCATGTGGATGTCCTGGCCGGTCTGGTACAGGTACTTCATGGTCGGCTCGTTGGCGAGGAAGGCAGCCACGCGGAGTTCAATCTGGCTGTAGTCGAACTCCACGAAGTACCAGCCAGGCTGGGCACCGAACAGGCCACGGATGAACTTGTCCCGCGGCACCTGCTGGAGGTTGACCCCGCGGACCTGTTTCTTGGCGGAGATCTTCTCCCCGTCGTTCTCCTTGCCCGACGAGAGGCGGCCAGTCGTCGTGCCGTGGAGCTTGAAGGTGGTGTGGATGCGGTCGTCGTCGTCAATGAGCTCCAGGTAGGCCGCAAAGAAGCTGGAGCAGTACTTGTTCCACTTCACGCGGTCCAGCAGGAGCTGGGCGATGGGATGATGTTCGGCCAACTCCATCATGACGCCTTCGGCCACCGAGGGGTCGCCGGGCCGGCCGTCGTCCTTCTCCTTGCCTCGTCGGATGACGGGCAGCCCGAGGTGGTCGAACAGGAGCCAACGCAGGAAGTTGGACGGGTTGAAGTTGACCTCCTTGAGCCCGTGCCCCTCAGGCACATATTCCATGATCTTGGCGTCCACCTCGGCGAGCTGGCGCACCGCTTCCTTGTGACGCTCCACGAGGCGTTCGCGGTCGGTCCATACCCCGCGCCGCTCAATGCCCGTGAACTCGTTGGCGGAGGGCATGTAGAACCGGTTGAAGATGCGGTCCAGCGCGGGCTGTTCCTTGAGCTGCCGACGGAACAGACGGTACAGGTGGTAGGTGTACCAGGTGTCCAGGCCGTTGTACTCCAGGACCTCCATGATGGGAGTCTTGAGGAGCTCCTTGGTCTCGATGGCCCAGTTGGGCACACCAAGCTCCATGTGAGCCAGCTCCTTGAGAGACTTCCGCCTGTTCTCTTCCAGGAGGTGAGCCGCCAGCATGGTGTCAAACGTGAGGTAGCGGTTCACACCCCACTGTCGGAGCCAGCGGTTATCGAACTTGCCGTTATGGGCGATGGACACCCGGATACGACAGAACACCCGGCGGATGAACTCCAGGATCCGCTCCCAGTTGGAGCGCCACGGCGACTCCGGGTGGAACAGCGGCAGGGCCCAGCACGAGAGCTTCCGGTCCTTGCTCACCAAGGTGAAGGCAATGGACACGATCTTCGAGGACGGGTCCTTCTCCAGGAAGCCCGGATGGTCCGAGGCCGACTCGATGTCGTACGACACCACGTCCGCATTCTCCAACGCGGCCTTGAGTGCGCGGAGCGTGTCCTTGTCCAGGACGTATCGGATCCTCTTGGGCGGCTTGACCACAGCCGCGCCGTCTTTGCCGTTGACCTTGGCGGCGAAGAACTTAAGGTCCGCCATGAACCCGGAATACTGACCCGGGTTGCGCTTCACGGCGTTGTGGGCGAGGGTCGGCACGGCGATGAGCGGCTGGGAGTGGATCACCTTCCCGTCCCGCTCGACGGTTCCCGTGCCGGCGATCTCGTACTCCTTGGAGCGGTACTTGGTGATCCCGGACTTCCCGAGCGTCGCCTGGAGAGCCTCGTTACCCATGACGAGTACGTACCGCACCGTGTCGGGCAGGAGGGAAAGCTCCTGCTGGAGGTACGGTGCACAGGCCTTGATGACCGTCCTCGTGGGAGTTGCATCCCAGGTGCGACATTTGACCGCCCCGGTGAAGACTCCCTCGGTGGGATTCAGCCCGACCTCTTCGAGGTACTGAGAAAGCTCCTGGAACGCCTTCTCGGACGGCGGGAACTTCCCGACGACTGCATACCTCGGCGCAGTGTTCGGCGTAGCCTGAGCGGTCATACAGACGTCCTTACTGGTCGCCTGAGCGCTCATGACGCAGAGGTCGCACGAAGGATCGCGCACCGCTGCGGCGATGAGGGGTAGTGGTTTCAGTGGCATATCCCGATCATACGCCTTTCTGTGCGGCTCGGATGCCCCGCATCTCGTACACGGTGACACCCGCAGCCAGGAGAAGCTGGAGGCCCCCATTGTCTCGGTACGGGTGTTCGTACACCACGCGAGCAATACCCGCGTTGACGATACCCATGGCACAGTTGAGACAGGGCTGGTGTGTGGTGTGGATCTCGGCGCTCTCCGTCGGCAGCCCATATCGAGCGGCGAACATGAGGGCGTTAAGCTCCGCGTGGACAGCAGTGCGGCAGACCTGGAGACTCCGGCAGTTCTCGTCGTGAGGCGGAATGCTCGCGTCCTTGAGCGGGTTCCGGCAGTTGCACGAGTGGTCGCAGTGCGGCATTCGGGCAGGCGCTCCGTTGAAGCCAGTCGAGAGGGAGCGACCATCCCGAGAGATGACCGCTCCCACCGCCAGCCGGGAGCACGTGGAGTGGGCGGACCAGAGATGCGCCACACCCATCAACGTCTCGTCCCGGCTGGGCCTACTCATCGACGGGCGCCCCGTTCCCGCTGGCGTAGTTCGACAGGCGCTGGGAGTAGTCGTTGGTCATCTCCCGGTGCATGGCAGCCAGAGCCAGGCGGTCCGGCTCGAAGATGTGCAGAGAGCCGGCGGTGAAGTACAGACGCCCGAGCGACAGGCCCGAGAAGGTCGAGGCGTCGTTCACGAGGTCCGTGGCCTGGAGCCGCTCGCGCATCCACTGAGCCAGGCGGATGGTCATGTAGATGTCGTCCGCCAGGTGCCTCATGAAGTCACAGGACCGCATGTGGTAGAAGATGTGCAGACGCTTGCCGGCAGCGCCCTCGCGGATGAGGAACTGGTAGCCCAGCGTGCACGGAACGCGCTGACCAAACGCGGCACCCGTGTCCTCGGGGAAGAACACCGGGAGGTAGGCCTGCCTCGTGTACGGCGACGCGTAAAGCTGGTCCACGACGTCCTGGAGATCGCCGAACGGGTAGCGGATACCCATGTTGATCTCGTAGGGTATCGCACGGTTGGGAAGCTGCATGACCTCCTGGGGGTTGGCCCGCTTCGGCCAGTAGCGCTCAGGGTAGGTGTGGGAGAACTTCTCCTCCGCCTTGTGCATCGCGTTGCCGGCCTGTGCGAAGGGCCACCACGCGTTGCTCGGCGGCGGGTTCAGGGGCTCCCCGCTGACACGCTCCTGGAAGTGGTCCTCGGCCCACGGCAGGTTCGCCCCGACCATCCGAGCGGCGAGATCCGCGGTGGGCGGCATCTGCATCTCGAAGGTGGCGTTCAGGATCTCGTATGTGGTGTTGGCGGCGGAGATGCTCTTCTGGCTCTGCCACTCACCTACGTACACCGGGTCCGAGGTCAGGAGACGCTGGGCGAAGTCGTAACGAGCCGACGCCCAGCTCTCTCGGAGGTAGGCCTGGTTCATCCGACCTCGACCTCGGCTCCCGTGTCTCCGTACAGGCATTCGCACCCGTCCTCGGTGTAGTTGGCCATCTCCGCCGACTCAGCGGGGTCCGGCTCGACCTTGAGCTTCCGCAGCGCCGAGAAGTCGAGGGTGGACGACGAGACGGATGGCAGGGGCTTGAACCTCTTGGACTGGCCCTTGAGCTTGCCGATACCGTCCCAGCCCTCCCACTTCTCGCCGTAGTCGTAGCCCTGCACCTCGGTGTGGTACCGACGACGGACGCGACCACAGCCGCCCCAGGTCATGTCGCCGTACTTCACACCCTCCTCGTCCTCCTGGAGGAAGCGGTCGAACCAGAGGGCGGCGACGAACAGACCCGGCTTCTCGAACCAGAGCTGGTCGGACGTGTCGTCGTCGGCGAGCGCTTCACGGGCCCGCCAGAGCGTCTGTGCGCGCTCCTCGGTCTGGAACATGTACGACAGGGACTTCCAGCTCCACTGGGCGTCCTCGATCTGCCAGACGAACTTCATGTCCTCGACGGGCACGCCGGTCCGCTCGGACACCAGCTTGGCGCAGGTGTGAGCGACGGTCATGTCCAGGTACCCGATGTACCCGAAGTACGAGGTCCGGGAGTACAGGGTGATCTGGGGCGTGGGGATGCGGCGGAACGAGATCGCCAACATGCAGGAGCCCCACTGCCGGCTCGGCCGGTTCGTGTTGCCGCGCTTCTGGACGAGGTTCGTCCGCATGACGGCGGTGCCGCGCTTGCGCTTGGACAGCTTGGCCTCGACGGTGTCCAGCCAGTTTTCGAGGGCGTCCGGGTTGATGTACTGCCGGACGAGGGTGGAGAACCGCGCCTTGGTGAGCCAGACGTCCTTGAGGTCGAACTCCCACTGGAAGGAGTCGGCCTCGGCCACGACGTTCAGGAGGTGGGTGTCGACCGACGACACCATGTCCACCGGCTGGACACGCTTCTGGTTGAGGAAGTCCTCACCGGCCTCAGGGTGGGGGTGGTAGACGAGGCGGCTCGTCACATCCCGCATGAGGTCGTTGGCTGTAGCGGCCTGGATGAGATGCGCCATGGGGTCAGGACTCCTGGGTGTTGTGGAACGGAACGTCGGTGCCGTGCACCAGCGACGGCCGCGGGCCGTTTACCTTCTCGATGCACTCCGGCGAGCAGTAGTCTACACCCCCGAAATTGCCCACGGGCAGGCCCTTCGCGCGCAGATCATCAATCGCGCGCTTGCAGCCGGGGCACTTGCCCGACACGCCGTCGTACTTGTCCTCCTGCCGCTTGATGTTGCGGAGGACCTTCTCCTGGTGCAGGGCGAACAGGTCGTCCGCGGACAGTCCCACACCCAGCGCGAGGTTCACGAGGAAGCACAGGACGTCCGCCAGCTCGCCGGCGAACTCCTTGTGGTTGACGTGCCGGCTCGACGCCCACGGCTTCCAGCCCACCTCGTTCAGGGCCTCGTGCGCCTCGTCCAGCAGGGCGAGGATCTGGTCCTTGAGGTAGCCCGCCTTGGTCTCCTCGTCGTACTCGGACAGGTCGTGCCCGAGCAGACGCTGGAACTTGTCCTGCGAGGCGAACACGGTGCGGAACAGGTCGGCACCGCGTGCGTCCCTGACGTCCTCGACCACTCCGCGGATGGGACCCTGACCCTTGCGGCCGGTTCCCGCCTCGTACATCTGGGCGATGGTCTCGCACGCCCGCTGGTGGCTGGCCTTGTACTCCTCGGCCTCGGCCTGGAGGACGTAGTTCTGCCCCTTGTACGAGATGGTCATGGCCATCTCGTTGGGGATGACCTCCGAGTCGGAGACGGAAACCATACGCCGGTAGTGCTGACCCTTGTAGGCGACGGTCTCACCGTCCTCGGAGATGAAGGTTTCGGGGCCGAGGACGGTCACGTCACCGTCCCGGTACGGGAAGGGGCTGTCCGCGGCGGCGGCCATGCTCATGACGTAGCGGCCGGGCAGGGAGTCGTACGCCCGCTGGTGCTCGATGTGCTCGCGGAGCGCCTCGGGGATCTCCTCGAAGGTCGCCGGCACGGAATTGAGCGGGTACTGGTCGTGGGCCATGGAGAGTCCTCAGATCTCGAAGTGGGCCGAGCACAGGTCGAGGACCTGGCCCGGCTTGTGGATGGTGTAGTCGTACACGAACGAGCGGCCCGGGAACTTCATGGCCTCAAGTCGGTACGCGGTGTAAAGCTGGGAGATGTTCCGCCAGACGCCGTCCATGTCCCGCGAGGGATGAACGTGCTTGGCGACCTCGTCGTACGGCGGCAGGCACCAGATGACGAGCGGGTCCATCTCGATGAAGTGGGCCCACGTCTCGCGGTACCAGGTCGTCAGAAACTCCGGCTGGGGTCCCTTACGGACGTGCAGACCGTAGATGGGCTCCGAGATGAGCGGGTACCGGTCGTACAGCCGGGAGGGTGTGGTGCGTCCGAACAGCGGAGCGTGGAGCTTGGGGTTCATGCTCGCGTTGTTCGACCATCCCTTCATGTCCTCGTTGACGTACGCGGCAAGGTTCTTGCCCTGCACTCCCTTGAGGGAGTCGGAGATGCGGCGAGCCACCGGGACGTCCAGAACGGGCGACAGCCACTTCACCAGAGTGGACTTGCCGGCGCCATCAGGACCTTCGATGATCACATGCCGGTTGGATCTCGTGCTCATATGCTTAGGTTAACACCCTTCTTGCGGTTACCGATGATGACGGGTTACTTCGTGCGGAGCAGCTTACGGGGGTCGGTGATGATCATTTGCGCGACATCGTGATCGTTCTCCAGGGTCTCCATGAGGAGTTCATCGACCGTACCTTCCGCGAGGAGGTACACGAAGGTCGTGGAGTTCCTGGAGAGGGCGATGCGGTCACAGCACTGGGTGTAGTCGACATACGAGGGCGTCAGAGACATCCAAATCATCTTGCTCGCCGTGGACAGGTCGATGCCGAGCGAGGCAGCCTGAGGCTGGACGACCATCACGCCGGCGTCGTCCCACTTGCGGAACTCCCGGATGTACTCGTCGGTTTCCTGGCGCTTGATGCCGCCGCGGATCTGCCACACCTTCAAGCCGAGCTTATCGGCCATGCTGGCGATGGCGTCCATGTCGGGCTTGAAGCGGGCAGCCACCACCAGCTTCTCCTCCCGCTCCAAGGCATCCTCAAGGTGCGGCTTGAGGGCGTCCAGCTTCTCGCGTCCCACACGAACCACGTTGCCGTCTGTGGTCTTCGTCGTGCCGCCCGTGATCTGAGCGAGCCGCAGTGCCAGGACGAGGGCGATGGACGCCTCCGTAATCTCACCGTTCTCCAGGCGCGCCACCATCTCCTCGGCCATCTCGTCGTACACGCGGGCGGACTCACCCTTGAGGCGGATGTACTCGGTGATGTTCTCACGGGGCGGCAGGTCGAAACAGTCCGCGCGCTTGACGGCGTAGGAGTCCTCGAAGATGGCCTCTCGCACCTTGGCCAGCCCGAACTGTTTGGTGCCAACGAACTGCGGATAACCGTTCTTCTCGATCCACTTCCCGGTCATGTCCTGCATATCCTGATGGGTCTGGATGCCCAGCTCTCGCAAGCGCGCGGGATTGAGAAACTTCCACTGCATGTAGAGGTCGGCGATCTTCTTGGCCTTGGTCACGGGCGTGCCGGTGAGGATCACCCGCCACCCGAAATAGCCCTGCATGGACACGACCATCGTGGCCGCCTTGCCGGACGGGCTTTTGATCTTGTGCGACTCATCCAGGACCATGGCGACGTTACGATCGTTCCTACGGCCCCCGCCAAGCGCCGCCCAGTCCAGCAGCACCTTACGAGTCTTGAAGCGCCCTGACGCCTTGCTACGGCGTCCGCTGGGCAGCTTCTTTCCCGGCGTAGCGAACGCCTCGTAATTGATGACCACCACCTGCATGTCGTAGGGGCCCATGGTGTCGGGCAGCGTGGGCATCTTGCGACGAGCCTTGGAGTCCCAGATGATCACCTGTGCCATGTAGGGACAGTGGACGTGGAATTCTTCGGCCCACACCCCCATGACGCGTGTCGGGCAGACGACGAGGAACCGACGGACACCGCGCTTCATGTGCAGCATGGACATGTAGTCGATGGTGGTCTTCGTCTTGCCGGTACGCGGCTCCATGAGGAGCCCGCCCCCATAGCCGTTGGAGATGAGCTTGCGGAGCGCCTCCTTCTGGTGGGCGTAGGGCCTCGTCTTGAAGCGGTACGTGGCCTTCTTCTTCCGCGGCAGGGTGGCCGTGGTCATCGAGGCGGTCTCCTAGTCGTGCTGATGGACGGGGTAGGTGTGGCACTTGCAGTGCCCGTTCTCGTCCAGCCGGGTGCACTTGCAGGACGTCTTGGCACAGCAGGGGTGGTAGTGGAACAGCACCTGCCCGGTGCCCTCGATGGTGACGAGGTTGCCGTGCGTCAGGCAGGTGAACAGCGGGCGAGTGGCCGCGTCGTCACCCGTGAACGTCGCCCGCCAGTTGTTCGGGTCCATCGCACGCTGCCGCTCGGCCTCGGAGCGGTTGGACGTCTCGTGCGCGATGCGGAGGAGATCCTCGTGCTGACGGAGACGCTCGGTTAGGTCACGGACCTTGTTGTTCTCGCGGTGGTACGCCTCGGCCCATCGCGCCGACGACTCGCGGACCGTCTTGTTGTCCCGCTGGAGAGCCTGCACCGCGCTCATGATGTCTGTCACCGTGGCTCGTGCCGGCAAGCCGAGCATCTTCGTTAGCGGGACCAGTCTCGGGTCCGGGCGTTCGTACATGGTCTCTCACTCTCGTGGTACATGGCTGCGGGATACACGGATCAACCGAGAACGAGGCGGGAGTCTCGACGCTAGGGGACAACGAGACTCCCGCTCTGTTGGGTGTGGTGCTAGTTCTTGCCCAGCGTCACGTTTCCGTGAAGCATGGTCTCTTCCCTCATGCCGCAGTACACGCACACCGGGTGATTCGCGTAGTAGCGGTGCAGGTCGTCCCTCAGCGCGTGGTGCCGGCGCATGGCCTTGAAGTGCGTGGGTCGCCGGCACATGATGCACCAGTCGTAGCCCGCGGCCCGGTAGTGGTCGCGCAGGTTCTCCGGGGGCTTGAAACCGACGACACGGGAGGTGATCGCCACGTCCTCGAACAGCGGGTGGCGGAGCATCTTCTTGGTCATCTCGAAGGCCTCGGGGAACGAGGCTACGGCCTTGCCGGCCCACTTCCCGTTCTCCTTGAGCCCCCAGACCCGCCAGGGCAGGGGGTGGAACAACTTCTTCGGCAGCACAGGCTGGCGAAGGAAGTAGCGCTTGTAATCCTCGTGCTTGAGGAGGGTTTTCAGTGTCGGTGACATGACTTGATCTTACCCCACCAAAGGTATGCGGGTCAACCCTGGAAATGATCGAGAAGCGCTGAGAGAGCGTTAGGGCGCTTCACTCGTCCTCGCGTGTACGCTTACGCCTCTCAATGTTCTCGCGCTTCCTACGGGCCCACTCAGCGCCGTCTCGGGGCATGTGCGTCTCGCTCTCGATACTCTCACTGGCGCAGGAACGACAGAGAGGCCGACCCTTCTGGTAGCCGATGTCGTCAGGTCGGAGCAGGTGCTCAAATTCACCACACCTGCGGCACTCGCGCTTGGGTCCCGCGTTGGGCCTGTCTTTGACCTTGGAGAAGTCCAGGTCCTTAACGCCGGGTCGGGTAGTCGGCGCGTTAGACACGGGTGCGTAGGTGGTGCGGTTGCCCTCCTTGTTCTCGATGAGCAGACCGCGGCGCACCATCTGATCCATGAGGTTGTACGCATTTTGGGCGTTACCCCCGATGGCATTTTTCAGGCGGTAGCGAACCATGGGCTGGCCGCTCTCCCGCAGTATCTCCAGCACACGGAACTCCTCGTCCGACACGGGAGTATGCTGGGCATGGACGGGCGAATCGCCAGCAGGTGCCGAGTGGGTGGTCTCCCCCTCGACCGGTTCGAAGACCGCACGGGTGATCCTGCCCGCCAGAGTGGAGGTCATCACGAACTGGGCCACGTCGTGGAACGCCTCGGGTTGGTCGGCGGGCACGTGCCGGCGCTTGTACCTCAGGATACGACCCACGCGATCCTTCACGGCCGACAAGATTAGACGACCCGTGCCGCCCATCACCAGGCTGCCGTTCTTATCGGCACGGAGTTCGTACTCCACGCCGGTGAGCTTGGCACCCTTCTGGATCGTGCCGGAGACACGAGACCCCATCTTGGTGGTGTGGTCGATCTGGAACGTGGCGATGCCCGCGTCCAGGAACGGCTGGATCTGCCGCTTGTGCCACCACGCGTAGTCTGTGGCCTTGCTGCCGTCCAGGAACGGAGCCGGTTTGTCGTGTCCCTCCTCGCTCGACCAGTCGGCCATGGAGGCCGACACACCGTCCACGATGACGAGATCCCACCCGGACAGCTTCTGTGCCAGAACCTCGATGGCCTCGCTGGCGGTCAGCTCCCCCGCGTCGGAAAGTATGCCACCGAAGTACAGGAACTGGGTCCGGATCATCTGCTCGGAGATGCCGTGCTGACCCATCATGCGGTCACGGATGAACGTGTCGGGGCTGTCCTCGAAGTCGAAGTAAGCCACCCGGCCACCCTGTTTCATGATCTCGTGGACCATGGCGATGGTGACGTGGGTCTTGCCGAGGCCTCGGTCCGACGAGATGCCGTGGGACTTGCCGGGGTACAGGAGGAAGTACTGCCCGCACGGAACGAGCGTCGGCTCCAGCGGCTTGTAATCCGCGGAGAGTAGATCGTCCAGGTTGGGTGTGGCAAACGGGAAATCCTCGCCGAGATCCAGATCCACCGCGGAGTGCGCCGTGGGAGCCGTGCCGGCAGGCCTCGTCGGGTCGACCTTGGGTTCGGTCCGGGGTCGATCCTTGACGTCCGGCGCCTGTGGGGTGGATACGATGTCATCCGCGGTGAGGGTGCCGGACGGGACAGCGGCCGACTCGCGCCGGTAGATGCGAGCGATGTCCTTGCGGATGTCGTAGCCGTTCTCCTCCTCCTGTTTGTCCAGCAGGGGCTCACACTCCAGCGAGAAGGCATAGGCCACGTTCACGTCAAGGCCGCTCTTAATGGCGTCCTTCACGATGGCGATGGCCGCCATGTAGCGACGGCATCCACCCGACTGGAAGCGCCCGTTCCACTCACGAACCACCTTGCGCATTCGTGCGTACTCACGGCCCCGGGGGTTGAAGTCCTTCGGCACCTCGGGCAGGGTGAGTGGCCCCTGTACCACACCAGCCGAGTCGGTGCCGGCGGGCGTGTCCGGGATGGCGAGCCACTTGGCCACGTTCTTCGGGTGGTGGCGCGTCTCGGACAGCCGCTCGATGGTGACCAGCGGTCGGTCGGGGTACTTGTGGTTCACCGTGCCGGGGATGCGCAGGACGGTGGTGCAGTCGAACTTGTCCCCGTCGATGAGAGCCTTAAGGCCGCGGTTGAGACGCTCCAGCTCCGCCGGGGGTACGGCGTGGGACAAGCGGATGTAGACGTGGTACTTCGGCCCGACCGGGGTGGAGCCACCGGAACGGATGAGCGTGGCGTCCAGCTCCACGAGCCGCGCACGCGCCTCCTTGGAGAGCCCGTTGTCCGCGTCGCCGAACACCACTCGGCTGGGAAGAGCCTGCTCCTTCTTGCGACCGGACTGCCCGCTCATGGGTGTGGGAGCAAAGAAGATCTCTTCACCGCGGTTGGAGCGCACGATGAAGCGCTCCAGTCGCCCCATCACCACGTCCGGGTTGCCGGTGTTGAGCCGGAGACGATTGGGGGTATCGTGCCACTTCTGTGTCCGCTTACCGCGGTCGGTCATACTGGCCGTGGCGAGTTTGAGCGTGGCGCCCTCATCATCGCCGTACAGGTTCTCGAAGAACCTGGACGCCTCGTCAAGCCTGTTGGTCACTCGGTCTAACCCCTGTCAGGTCAATGGGGGGTGTGGATGAAGGATCACGCTACGTGCCGATCTGCGGCTGTGCTACTCCGTAACCATGGCCTTGATGGAGGCATAGGGAGCGGTCAGGCTCTTACCCTCTTCGGTGGTGCAGGCAAACCACAAAGCCTCGGTACCGGGGAACGGCTTGCCGGTCTCTCGGTTCGGAACGCAGTCCCAGAACACGGAGAAGGAACCCTCCTTCAAGTGGTACCACTCGCCGTCGGGGAGTAGGATGGACAGGACGGAAGTCTCGTTGCCGTGGGAGTCCAGGTAAGGCTGGTTGCTCATTAGACGGTTGCCCCTCGGATGTCGGCCTTCTCGACCAGGGGGACGGGTTTGGTGTTGAGGTTCTTACGGCGGATGCGGGGAACGACCGCACGGCCTTGCTTGACCACGGGCGGCTCGTCGCCCTCGAAGAACTGGAAGGCCACCTGTGTCTCGGACACGATGACCACGCGAACCTTGAGCTGGTCATAGATGGGCTCCATGGAGACCGAGCCGCCCTTGACCACCAGCGCCTTTTTGGCCTTGGCGCGCCGCTGCTTGGTGACCACCTGCGCCCGCTTGTAGAGGGTCACGCGGAACCTCATGACCGTGTGCGTGGCCGGGAAGTCGATACCCAGCTCCGCCAGCCAGATGTCGCCGGCACCCTTCTCGTCCAGCTTGGTCCAGTGCTCCCAGGGGTAGACCATCTGGGCTTCCTGTGTTGGCTTCCGGTCGGGCCAGTAGTCGATGACCTCGGCCATGTGGGTATGTCCTCGCTTCCGCTTGACGGGTTCGGATAGTGCTGAGGCTGTGATCGGCGGTGCAGTGTGGGGCAGTTAATATGCCCACAGCAGCTGACGAGACAGCCACGCTATCGTAACATACCGGGAACGAATCGAACAAGTAACCGCATGAAGGCACGAGACGCGGGGCATGGATGGGTCGGAGGAACCCTATCCCCAAAAGCGATACGCGGAGGGCGTGGGTCAAAATGTTTGACAAGATCGGTAGTGCCGCCGAAAAAGATTGTTCCGTATTGTTCCGTCCACTTTTATGGCGATTTGGTGTCGAGGAGCTTTTCCACCTGAGGGTTGGGTTGAAGCCACGGGAGTATTGTTCTGTATTGTTCCGTCCACTTACTGGATGTTATGTCCGAAAAGGATTGTTCCGCGGGAGTTTGGGGAGCGATCGAGGTGGGACGTAGGCGGGGAGCGCCGAGTGCATTGTTCCGATCTTGTTCTGAGTGCATTGTTCCGATCTTGTTCTGAGCTGTTTCCGCAGCGTAGGGGACAAGTTACCGGTGCGTTGTTCTGCATTGTTCCGATCTTGTTCTGCTCGCGCGCGCGTGAGCGCACTCTCTCCCGCTTATTCTTCTCGGCGAAGCCGAGAGAAGAATAAGCGGAGAGAGCATGAGTGCGCATGGCTCGTCGATTGTTCTGCTGGGTAGAGATGGAGTTTTCTAGCCGCAAGACGGGTGATAGTTTGACAGTATGGATATGAAGATTTCTCTCGGCGGAAAGATCGTGGTTCAATGTCGGGAGTGCAGAGAATGGGAGGAGGGTATTGGTACCCTCAAGGTGGTTGTCTGTTGGTCCACCAAGAAGCGAGAGTGGAAGTCCTGGATCCTCCATCGAGGGTGCATGGCAACTTGGAGGGGGAGGGGGAGGGGTGGCATGGACTCGTGGCTGACCGCGCAGGGTGCTACGGAGATGGAGTTCTCGGAGTTCTTGATCCGCCTATTCCGCCGGGAGGCTGTGGTGTTGACGCTTGACGATGACGTGGAGTAACGTCAGTTTCCCAGGGCGCCCATGTCCGTTTAAGGGCCCAACAACTGTTTACCGACCGGAGATGCGCGGCTAGTTCTGAGCCCTTCGCAGATGCCACGAGAGGACCCACCATGTCAAGGACCGCAGGAGCCGAGGGCCTGTCCCCGGCCATGGCTGGACACGCCCGCCTCAAGAAGTACCAGATCCGCCATGCGCCTGAGGGCTGGTGGGGCAGGGTGCCATACGGGTCCTGGAGATGGTACGAGACATGGGACCTGGCCGTCCTCGACCTGTCCATACGGCATGAGACGCGCCGCCTCAAGGCGGAGAAGCGAGCGCGACGAGAGCGCAACGAGAGCGCGACAATCGACTAGAGAGCGTGCCTAACGACGCTAGGAGCGTCCTGTAGGCTCTCGACAGTGCGAGTGCGCGTGTACTCTCACTCAGCAAGTGATCAAGCGCCAGAGAGCACGTGAGGACTTTTGATCTTGGACAGAGCCAACAAGAGGCGCACAGGACCCCCGGCCTCGTGCGTCTGCTGTGGGAAGCTGGGTCCGATCATGGCACGAGGCCTGCGGGAGAAGTGCTACTGGCGGTGGCGGCGGGTCGGGAAGCTCCACACCTTCGAGCCGTCACGGAGGTCGGGCGTGTACCGCCTGGAGACGAGAGCCGCGCTGAACCGGGCGGAGAGGTACCGAGAGATGACCTCGGGCCCGGGTAGACTTAGCCGCAACCGAGCGTGTATCGTTCTCGGTATCAGTACCCGCACGGCCTACAGATACGAGGCCTGGATCCGAGAGCAGGGAGCGACGAGTGGACGAGGTGAAGGTGACCCAAGATCGTTCGGGTAAGCTCCGCTATCACTGGCCGTGGGACCTGTGGACGATGGGCGTGGAGTACAAGTTCGTCGGCACGACGTGGGGTAAGACCCCGCAGCAGATGGTGAACTTGTGGCGCACAGTGGGTCCGAGACACGGCAAGACGGTGCACTCCTACTTCGGCACGGACGAGCAGACGGGCAAGGACTACGTCCTCTTGTCCATGAGCGAGAAGGACGAGAGCCACGACCGCCTCGACTGTGACCGCTGCGGGGATGAGCGCAAGATGACGAGCCGGCGATCCGTGGATCGCTGGGGCAAGTGAGAGTGGAGAGTGAGGACGTATGGGTGACGGGCTGGACTACTGGGACAGGCCGAAGTATCCCGCGTGTCGTGACCCGCGCTGTAGCGCGGTGAGGGCGGGTATCCCGCACGTGGTGGATGAGACGCACCAGGCGGTGTTGGACGCGCTGCCGCCGGTGCAGTGGAACATGCGGGACATGGGTGACAGGCCGCCTCGTGCGCTGTACCTGCGGGCCGCCCTGAGGGGCGAGGCCAAGGCGAGGAAGCGCCGTCGGGTGCTGACCGTGAGCGTCGGGCTGGTGTGGTGCTGCGGCGTGGGTGTCCTCGTCGCCCTGCGCCTGATCGGGGCCGTGTGATGAGGACCCGCGTACTGCTGGTGGGTGGCCCAAACGATGGCACGTGGGTGCACTCACACCCGTCGGATCAGGTGATCATGACGCTGGACCCTGCGGAGATCGAGAGCGACACGACGAGGCACCCGGGGTACGAGCCGACCCGGCACATGTACGAGGTGCTCCGCATGGACTTCATGGGGTATCACCTGTGGGTGGGGATGCACGAGGCCACTCTCCGTGACGGTGGTGATCGTAACGCGGCTGTGCTGCGGGCGATCCTCCAGCGTGACGTGGCAACCGAGATGAAGGTAAGGTAAGCCATGGGCAAGGTGCGTAAGGGCAGTGGCGGCCGCATACAGAAGCGGCGCAACGGGTCACGCGGGATGAGCGCCACACCTGCGAGTGCCGGCAAGGTCCTGTACTGCGAGAAGTGCGGGCTCACGGAGCACCGTACGATCCGTGAGGTGAGGGCGTGCCACGGGCACGATGTTGTGACGGGCCGTGACTTCCGATGGGTGAGGCCATGAGCAAGTGGGAGCCGGGCACCGGCCGGCACGGTAAGCGCACGTCGTGGTGGCTGTTCGCCGCTCACCTCGTGGTCCTGTTCCTCGCCACCCTGTGGATGGTGTCGGCCTTCTCTCAGGGCAGGCTCTGGGTGATCATCGTGGCCACGGCTGGGTGGGTGGGAGCGTTCGCCATCACCGCCATGGACGACGTGCGTATCCCGCCGCTTGAGTGGGTGGGCACACAGGTGATCCGCGGGGTTGACAGGCTGACCCGGATGGGCAAGACTCGTAAGAGCGAGGAGAAGGACAAGTTCAAGCCCTCGGGAGAGGCGGAGTAAGTGACCGACTACCTAGTCGGTTCCCTCGTCGTCGTGGCCTTCCTGGTTACGGCGGCGTTCGGGGAACGCATACAGAAGTGGCTCCACGCTCGAAGATTGCGCCGGCACATGTGCCACACCACCTGCGAGGAGTCAAGGCGCTGCAAGTGCGGGTGCCGTGACGGACTCCCGGGCGACAACGCCGGCACACATTGCGCGGTGTGTGGTGCAGAGGTACTGGAGGCCGAGCTGGTCGAAGACCTGGAGGAGTACGACGGACCGTACTCGTACCTGGACCCGAGTAGCCCGACCGCACGCGGTGGTGAGGTCACCGACGAGATGCCCGCGCCTCGTGGCTTCACCTCGTGGGGCTGGGAGCGGGACAGGGAGTTCCGGCGCGTGTATCGAGACTGGGAGAGGGACTAGTGAGGACCCGATGTGTGCGGGACACGGATGGGGACGGGAACTGTGCGGCGTGCGCACATAACCCCGAAGCTCCGTGCCGTGTGCCCGTGCCCGATGTGCTTGAGGGCGCGAGGCGAGCAGACGAGACGAGGGCCGAGGCCAAGGTGCGGACCCACCGTGAGTACAACGGGTGGACCGAGCTGGGCATGACCCCACCCGCCGAGGACTACGAGCGGTGGTCGCGTGAGTGGTCCGAGCGGTTTGGGGGCGAGGGTGAGCAGAGGCCCGAGCCGACCACCCACATCTCGTCGGAGAGGACCCGCATCCACCGGGAGTCCATCCGCATCAACGACCAGGTCAAGCCGGTCACCTACGACGAGGTAGTGGAGTTCATGTCCCGCATCTCGCGTCCCGACCATCGTGACTCGTGGGGCAACACGCCCGGGGACATCAAGCGCTGGAACCTCGCGCTGCATCCCCTGCACCACATCCCTGTGGCCTACCACATGCGGCCCAAGGAGTTCATGCAGGGGGTGGGCGGGGGCCTGCCGTACAGCACGAGGAGCTTGGCCCACTTCTCCATGCGCTACGGTACCCCTCACAGGCCGGGCATTCGAGTCGGGGTCCTGCGGGCTACCCCTCGCCTGATGGCCGAGCATGAGGCGAGCAAGAGAGCGGAGCTGGAAGCCTACCGCCTCTTGTCACTGGACGACTTCGGGTGATACGCTCAATGCGTTAGAACGAGCAAGGGAGAGGAGGTGTCATGGGTACGGAAGCTGTGATGGAAGACGGCGAGCACGACGAGGTCGGTATCCCCGGCGAGTCGACCGAGCCGCCGCCCGTCGAGGGTGAGCCGGTTCCGCCGCCCCCGCCGGAGCCCGAGCCGACGGTTCCGCCGGAGCCCGAGGTTCCGGTAGACCTGCCGGGCTAACCTGGGAGTTCACGGGGGCAGTCTCGCCTAGGCAGTAGGTGCAGGCTGCCCCCTTCTCATGGAGAAGGAGGTATGACCATGCGATGCAGAGAACATGGGAAGGTCATCTATACGGCGGAGACCACGGCACAGCTGGCCTGCGTCAAGGCTGCGCTGGAGGGTGACTCCGGCATGACGTGGTACTACAGCCGAGAGTGCGGCGTCTGGCACCTGACCAATGTCGAGAAGCGCGGGCACACGGGTAAGCGAAACAACTGGGTGAAGGGTTTCAAGAATGCAGGTGGTTGCACCGCAGCCTGACGAGTCGGGCAGCGAGGAGAAGCCCAGCGAGAGCTGGCGCGTCTCGTATGGACGGCGTGTCGGACAGCGCGTCATCGAGGCTGGTGTGGTGCTGGAGAACGAGACGGACAGAGGCAAGGCTCAGGCCGCCTACCTGGCGAAGATCCAGGAGTTCCTGCCCTACGGCTCGATCCGCGCCGCCACCAACCGAGAGGGCTCGTACTGCCGTGACGGCAGGTCGGGCAAGTTCGTGGAGATGAATCGGGTCCGTCGGTGAAGTTCTACCGCGTGGACCCTGAGACCGGCGAGGCCATGGACGAGGTGTATGACCTCCGTCGACGCCTGGAGAAGGAGCCCAGCAACAAGGACGTGAGGGACCGCCTGAACGCCTTGAAGAGTCAGCGCCGCATGAAGCTACTGGCAGCCGCCGGCGTGACCCCTGAGCGCCGGTACAAGCGCTCGGACCTGCCCACCACTACCGTGGTGGCGGTCGTCAAGGTGTACGGGTTTCGAGCGTGGCATGTGTTGTGCGAGACGTACCCTTGGAAGGTCGTTCTCCGTGCCTTCGAGCGGGACCTGGACCGGGGGTATCTCAACTGTGGCAGCACGCAGACCCCGTGGGTTGACCTGAAGGGCGAGGTGCTGATACGCTCCGAACGCAACAAGGTCATCTGTTAGGAGAGTGAGGACTCACCGATGAGCACGAGTACCGACGGGAGCGTACGCGCTCCCGAGAGCAAGTTCCAGCAGGAGAGATGGTCTCTCCATGTGGAGTTCGACCCGCCTGGCAAAGATGACGGGGGCCGGGACGAAACCGTCATGTTCATGATGCACGTGGCGCGTACCTTCGGCGGTCTGTGGGAGGAACTCCGGGAGATCCTGTCCCACGAGATCGGCACCACCAAGGTGGAGATCTCCACCGACGAGATGAACTACCTGGCCGACCTCATGGGCTGGGTCATGTTCCACACCATCCCGCGTGAGGCGAAGCTCATCCGCAACCACGGGAGACGCCGATGACTGTGGCCATCGACTTCGACGGGGTGATCCACCGCTACTCCCGAGGGTGGCAGCGCGGGGTCATCTACGACCCGCCCATGCCGGGAGCCGTCGAGGGTATCCGCGAGATCATGGAGGTGGAGGCGGTTGTTGTGCTGACCGCTCGCACCGACCTGGACGCCGTGTGCACGTACCTCGGGGGTTACGGCATTCATGCCGTCACTCAGGACGACTGGGACCGTGAGAGGGCCGCAGACCCGATCCTGGCGTCCTCGCTCGGGGACAGCTTCTGGAACGACAGGTCCCGCGTCCTCGTGACGAACCGCAAGCCAGCGGCTCGTGTGTACCTGGACGACCGCGGCGTGACGTTCACCCGGGAGGGTGGATGGGAGCGTGCTCTCCAGGACATGGAGATCGCACCCGCGGAGCGTGAGCACCTGTACCTGGTGACGGTCAAGATCCACAAGAACCCGGAGCACAACCCGCGGAACAAGAGGTTCGGTCCCTGCCCCGTCAACGGTGAGCCCTGCACGGACACGACCGGGGAGCACCACACCATCCTCGTGCGCAGTGCTGACGGCGTGGACCTCGTCACCAAGAAGGCCCGCCAGAAGTACGGCCACGTCACGAGGGTGGAGAGCGTCCCCGAGGCGATCCCGTTCTGACGGTAGGTGTGGTTTAGTAGCCAGGCCCTCGCTCCGGCGGGGGCTTTGGCATGGGTGAGACATGCGTCACCTATGGTTGACCGACAGACCAGGTGGGTCATATTGTGTAACAGTCGGGTAACCGCCTGACACTGGTCAACCTAAGGATGGACATGAAGACCAGAGCCGGTATAACCGTGGCGGGCACCATCGCCGCTCTCCTCGTCGGCACGTCTGCCGGCACGGCCGAAGCCGCTCCCTCGCTCGGACAGAAGGCCCTCTCGGTGGCCAAGGCCCAGAAGGGTGACCGCTACCAGTGGGGAGGCACCGGTCCCTCGCGGTTCGACTGCTCGGGCCTGACCCTGTACTCCTACAAGAAGGCCGGCAAGAAGCTCCCGCGCACGGCCCAGCAGCAGTACAACAAGTCCAAGAAGGTCAGCGCCAAGAGCCGCAAGCCGGGGGACCTCGTGTTCTTCGGCGGCTCCCGCAGCATCTACCACGTCGGCATCTACGCCGGGTCCGGGAAGATCTGGCACGCCCCGAAGCCGGGCACCAGGGTGCGGCTGGAGAAGATCTGGACCAAGAGCGTGCGCTACGGGCGGCCGTGACGGCGGGTTGACACGCTAGTCCTCCGGGCAGTAGTGTGAACCTAGTCCGAGTGACCTCGACCTGACGGCCGGTCAAGCGGGCTGACAAGAAGGGGCCCCGAGTTTACCCCCTGCTCGGGGCCCCTCACCAAAGGGGGAAAGAAGTGGAGAGTCCCATGGACACGACCGTGGCATTCCTCATCGTGTTGTCCGTCCTGTCCGTGTCGGGACTGTTCGCTCTGTGGCAGACCCGCACCAGCCGGAGGGACCCCGACTGGCGGGGGACCCTGCTGGCGCGTCAGAGGGACGAGGAGGCGATAGAGCGTGCCGCCGAGAACGAGCGGAACCACACGACGGCCGCGTAAGTACGAGCCGGGCTGGTCGGGAGATCTCCCGTCGGGTCAGGGGTGTGGGAAGTACACCGACCAGAAGTGTCCGCGCGAAGGCTGTTCGGGCAAGGTCGTTTACAATGGGAACTACTTCTGTGAGCACTGGACCTGGCGCCCGAGTCGGAAGGTCGACTACGACGCCGGCGAGTGCGACTACGCCCTCCCCCACCCCCAGACCGAGTACCTGGACCGTCTCCTCTCGTGGAACCTGACGAGGGAGTGGGAGTGCGAACTGCCGGACTCCATGCACCGGCACACCACCAAGCCCGAGCCGGGCGAAGTGTGCACGATCACCTGGCCCGTGAACGGCGGCCTGGTGAATGACAAGACCCACCTTGACGGTGGAGAGAGCGAGAGCGACCAGTGACACCGGCCGAGACGACTCACGAGGGAGCGGACCCCTCGCACGGCGGGATCACCACACACCGGGGGACACGCGAGAACTGCGCCGGTCCCGACTGTGGACCCGACCGAGGGTTCACGACCTCGGAGATCTCGGCGGAGCTGGTCAAGAGCGCGGCCACGGACAGCGACGTCCTGTGGTCGGCTCGTGTCTCCACGCTGGGCGAGACCTCGCTGGCCGACCAGTACTCGGGAGAGCTGGCCCCGCGTGACCGCGGCCTGATCAACTTCCTCATGAGGGACAGGCACGGCACGCCCTTCGAGCACAACTCCATGACCTTCCTGATCAAAGCGCCCATGATGGTGTTCTGGCAGATGGTCAGGCACCGCGTGGGCTGGTCGTACAACCTGGAGTCCGGGCGATACCGTGAGCTGGGTCTGGAGTTCTACTCTCCCGACCGGGACCGTCCGCTCCGGCAGGTCGGCAAGCCGGGCGCCTACGAGTACGTGCCGGGCACCGACTACCAGCAGCGTCTGATGTGGCACGAGTTGGAGACCTCGTACGGCCAGGCGTGGGACTCCTACCAGCGGATGCTGACCGCCGGCATCGCCCGTGAGGTAGCCCGCCTCGTCCTGCCGTTCGGGGTGTACTTCCACGGGTACGCCACATGTAACGCGCGGAGCCTCATGCACTTCCTGAGCTTGCGCACGAAGGACGAGGGCGCTACTGTCGTCTCGTCACCTCAGCACGAGATCAACGTGGTGGCCAACCAGATGGAGGCCGAGTGGGCCCGGCTCATGCCGGAGACCCACGCCGCCTTCATCCGTAACGGGCGCGTTGCGCCCTGAGAGTGAGGATCAGATATGGGTAAGAAGCGCATGAAGCCGCAGGGTGAGCCGAACAGCAAGCGCCGCAACGGCAAGGCCTGGAAGCGCCGCGCCTGCGGTCAGCGTCACGCCGTGACCGACCAGTGCCGCGGTTGCAACAAGTAGCCCGGCGAGAGTGAGGACTCACATGAACCAGAACATCAAGCGCGGCACCCTCGTCGCGGCTTCCCTCGTGGCCATGGTCGGTCTCGGTACCGGCTGCTCCCGCTTCGGCGAGGAGTACAACGACGCGCCCGTCCAGAAGAAGAACGACCGCCCGGCCGAGGTCTACTCCATGCCCGACGGGTTCGCCAACGTGGCGACCAAGTGCGACAACCATGGCAACCGGATGTACGTCACCCGCCAGGGTGACTCCGCCGGCAAGTCCGTCGCGGTCGTCGCCAACGACCCGTCCTGTGCGGAGTTCAAGGAGAAGTGACCTTGACCGGCTGAGCCGGCGGGTGTAGTGTCGAGGCGAGGCGGTCCATCCGTTCTCGCCTCGACTGGTATCCAGACAAGGGAGCAGAGATCATGAACAAGTCCATACGAGTGGCACTGGCCGGCACCACGGGAGCCGTGTTCCTCACCGCGGTGTCGGTCATCATGCCGGCACACGAGTCGACGGAGGGTGTGGGACGTACCACACCTGCCGCGAGCGAGAGCCTGGAGGGGGACCAGCGGTACTTCCCGAACGTCGGGACAGTGCCGGTCGTCACGCCCTCGCCGACGAAAAGCTCTGTGTCGCCGTCTGGCGCTCCGAAGAAAGCGCGACAGGAGAAGACACGCGAGAGCGTGTCGGCGTCGCCTAGCGCATCGTCAGAGCGCGTTAGGGACACTCCTCGCGCTACACCGACGAGAGAGACGCGAGAGAAGACGACCGCAAAGCCCGCGCCGACGAAGACCCGTCCGCCCGCTGAGACGGTGTCCACCATCTCCGGTTACGCGTGGTGCGGGTCCGGAGTGTCGAACGCCCAGCCCTGCATCGACCAGGGGAAGCTGACCCTGTACTACCCGGCAGGTGTCGCCACGCTGGCGGGCCACAACTACATGGGCTATGACTGGATGGACGACCTGCCCGTCGGCCGCAAGGTCAAGATCCTGAGCGGGAGCCTCGCCGGCACGTACGTGGTCTACTCTCACGGATACGCGGCTCGCGGTTCGGCCGGGGGCACGTTCCCCGACGCCGGGCTGGGCGCGGCTGTCGCCCTCCAGACCTGCACCAAGACCGGCACCGGCTTCTCGTTCTTGCGCCGGATCTAGTGCGGCATGTAGCGTCATAACGTCAACTCCGACGAGAGGAACCGAGGGATGAAACTCCTCCGATGTAATCGTTGCAAGGCGGAAGTGGCCATGCCCGAGCCGCTGTCCAACAACAGCCCGATGGCCCTCATGGGTAAGACCATGGAGATCCTGAGCAAGACGAGGGGATGGGCTCACCTCAGGGTGGAGCGCCGGGGAGCCCTCATCTCGCCGCCGGTCGAGATCCTGGACCTGTGCGAGGACTGCGTGGAGGTCCTGGTCGAACAGTTCATGGTGGGTGCCGAGGTGGCCCCCATCACCACGCCGCAGGACCAGACGCCGCTCCCCCACGCTCCGATGCTGGACTGCCAGCTCATCTGGAATCCGGGGACTGGGAGTCTCATCTGCCGGCACGACGACCCGGAGCTGTTCGACTCCCTGGTGGTCGACCAGGATCGGACCGTGAGCGACCTCCAGGAAACCATTCGGGAGACGAGCGAGGACATGGCCACCGCGGTCGTGGCCCACGCCGTCCCGCAGAGGTGCGGGCGGAAGTGCTCCGAGGCGCACACGTACAAGGCGGGGTGCCTGCTGGTGCTGGGTGACGGGTGTTCCATCCCGCCCCAGCGTCAGAGCGACGATTTGGACGTGGAAGGTGAGTGAGGGACTGGAGGGGCCCGGCCCCTACTCGATGCTGGCCGTCTCCGCGCTGGAGAACCACATCAAGGCCGTGGAGCTTGCCGGCAAGAAGTACCCGGCGATCCAGTGGGGCGAGGGAACATCTCTCACCCAGGTGATGATCTTCTGCCGCGGTCTGCTCGGGTTCGACAACTCGAACGACAACGTGGTTCTCCGGGACATGATGGGCGGCGGTGTCGTCGTGGAGCCCGGTGACTGGCTCGTCATGCGCTCGCGTACGGACTTCGCGGTGATGCGTCTGCACGAGAGCGCGTCACTGTTCGACCTCGTGCCGAGCACGCCCCTGAGCACCGCTGAGGATCGTCTCTCGCGCATCGCCGAAGCGCACAGCAAGAATCAGTTGGCGGGCGGGGGAACGACCGGCGACTGTGACGAGTGCGGCTATCACTGGCCGTGCCCCACGTACGTCTGGGCTACCGGGGACCGGAGCCCGCTCGCCACGTGGGACCCGAAGGACGGGCCGGCGGACGCCGATGGGTAACAGTCTGCTCTGGTTCGTGACCGTTCGCCTGTTCCTCCTGGCCTGGATGAGGCTTGCCATGTCACTAGTTGAGGCATGTATGATCGCCACCAACTTGGACATGGACAGCCCCTTCAACATCAGGAGGCTTGGGGTATGAGCAGTGAGGTCAGGGACGAGGGACCTCGATGGAGGGCGAACGTCGCAGACGCCGAGGCTGGTGTGGAACTCCCGGTGGGTAGCACGACCATCCGACTCACCGGGTCCTTCCGCGACCTTGCGGCTTCACTGCTGACCGATGACGGGGACACCGTGTCGGCAGCGGTGGAAGAAAAGCGGTGCATCGGCACGCCCATCGGGTGCGGTCAGGCCCTGATCAACGACGACGGTACTCCGCGGTTCAATGAGTTCTCCACCAGGGAGGAGGCTCAACTGTACGAGTCCGAGTGGTATATGACGGGCATGTGCCCGACGTGCCAGGACAGGGCCGAGGCTGCTGCCAAGGCAGCCGACGAGGAGCAACCGACCACCTGACACACGGGAACTCCCTTCGGTAGAGGGCTACGGCTTGAGGTATGATGAGCCGTAGCCCTCTTGGATTGGAGCAACGATGGCAGAGCGTGCATCGAAGGAGCAAAAGATCGGCCAGCTCCTGGACACCCTCGGGGTGACCATGTGTCTGGACGAGGGGGACATGGTGACGGATGTCGTGGTCATCATGAAGGTTCTGGAGCAGGATGGCACGGTGAACATCGGGATGACCAAGAGCGAGGGCACCGACTGGATCACCAAGCTAGGTCTACTGGACGCGGCCAACCGGCTCGAAGGTAACAGGTTCCAAAGCGTGGAGGACGAAGACTGAGGCGGAGTTGCATCGGGCGTGCCGTGGGTCATATGATTGGTGCAACCTGTTCGACACCGCACCACACCACCTAAGGCAAATGAACCTCCTGGATATCCTCGCCGTCATGTCCGGTGTCCACGACCTCACCCTGGAGTACTCCATGCTCGAAGACCACGCCGGCTTCCTGGCCATCCTCCTCTTCATGGGCGGCCTGCTGTTCTGGTTCATCCTCCTCGTCGGCGCCGTCGTCGGTGTCTGCCGGGGAATCAAGCGCCTGTGGGACACCGTCCGGGACATGCTCACCAAGGTGCACCCCGACCTGGAGATGGCTCGCCGTCCCGCAAAGTAAGCGTTAAGCTGTCCTTGTAGGGCAACAGCCGAACCGAGGGAGATCATGATGGCGAAGCCGATACAGGTAACTGACGTGAAGTACACCGTGGCCGAGGCCACCCCCATCGGGGGTAGTGGTCGCCTTAGCGCGGGTGGTGCGTTCGTCGCCGGCATCCTCCTCGGAGCCTGGCTGACCGGAGGCTGGGCGTGCGACGACAACCCCACGCCCGGCCCTGGCAGCGACCGCGTGGTGCAGGACCAGAAGACCGAGAAGTGAGTGAGGACCCACCCATGATGCTGACCTTATTGATCCTGCTGGGAGCCGGCCTGATCGGCTGGATCCTGCTGGGCATCGAGGACGAGGGCCACTGGCGAACCTGCAAGGCTCCCCGTCGACTGGAGGTGGAGGTGCCGGTCATGTTCGCGGACAAGACTCGCGCACCCCGCCGTCCCATCGCCTCGTCGCACAAGTAAGCCACGGCTTGACAGCCGCCGGCCAATCATCGAGACTGTAACGGAGAGTGAGGGCAAAATGATCCACGACGCCATAAGGGCAACGCTCCTTCAACCGTACTCCCACACATTCGTGACGTACGACCTGGAGTTCCTGACGGACGGCACCATGCTGGAACTCGTGTCCGCCGGCATGGTGTCCGGCGACGGGCGGAAGTTGTACGTCGTGAACCGTGAGCTGGACGAGCGGAAGCTCCTCACCCACAGCGACGGCTGGATGCGGAAGAACGTCTGGCCGCACCTGCCCCTGACCGACCTGCCCGAGAAGCGGGCCGGCGGAAACGGTCTGTATGGGGGCGAGTACATCAAGAAGTGCCGGTGCGCGCCTGTGCCCGGTACGGGAGCTGGTACGGGCAAGGCGGCGGAGTACTCGTGCTACTGCATGAACGGGCGCCTGGACCGTGACCACCCGGACGTCCGCCCCATCGGACAGATCCGCCGTCTCGTGTCGGACTTCCTGATGGAGTCGCACCCGGAGGGTGTGGAACTGGACCGCAACAACATCCACATGTGGGCCTGGTACGGCGCCTATGACCACGTCTGCCTGGTGCAGAGCCTGTGGCAGAACATGGTCGACCTGCCGGCTCACGTCCCCATGCTGACCCACGACCTCAAGTCGGAGCACATGAGGCTGGGCAGTCCGAAGATCCCCCAGCAGATCGGCACGGAGCACAACGCCCTGGCGGACGCTGAGGGCAACCTGACCAAGGCTCGGTTCATGGCCGAGCTGGTCGCCAGCCGGAAGGAGCAGTAGTGGGCATGACCCCCGACGACATCCACGACAGGTTCAGCTACCACAAGCCCATGAGCGAGGAACGCAGGAACGCGCACGCCGACGTGCGGGACCTCTGCGAGCGTGCGGCCATGAAGCTCGGCCGTATGCTGCCCGAGGGACGAGAAGCCAGCCTGGCCATCACCAAGCTGGAGGAGGTCATGTTCTGGGCGAACGCCTCACTGGCGCGAGCCGAGGACCCGGCCGCCGGTCACGCGGAGGTCATCACCGCGAGGCAGAAGGGTCAACGGGCGTACGCGGCTTACGCCGACGCGACCGGCGGGAAGACCCACGACGGTCGGGACATGCCCGACTGGTCGGGCCTCGGAGACAAGATCCAGGCAGCGTGGATTGCTGCCGCGACGACGGAGGAGAACAGGTGAGCACACGAACCGGCCCGCAGTACTACCCGGGAGCCAACCGTACCTCGTACTGGTACGAGGACAACTACCCCGCTTCCGCGATGGAGGTGAACGTCTGTGCGCTCCACACCACCGAGGGTCGCAGCGTGCCGACGTACGGAGGTGGTGCCTCGGCGCCGAACTTCACCAAGCTGCCCGACTTCAAGAACAAGCGGCTGGCCTCGTACCAGCACTTCCGGGTGGACAGCTCGGCGCGTGCCCTCGTGAACCGGTACGGCGGTGTCGAGACCAACACGCTCAACGTCGTCCAGGTGGAGCTGGTGGGCACCTGCGACCCCAAGACACGTGATAAGTGGATCCGCGAGGGCCACGTCCAGGACAAGGACTTCATCTACTGGCCCGAGGCTCCCGAGTGGGCGCTGGACGACCTCGCGGAGTTCCTGGCCTGGCTGCACGAGGAGCACGGCGTCCGCCTCGAAGCACCGAGCAAGTGGCCGGCCTACCCCTCGTCGTACGGCAACGGCCAGGGTCAGCGGATGAGCCACTCCGCGTGGAACAACTTCTACGGCGTCTGCGGCCACATGCACGTGCCGGAGAACGACCACGGCGACCCCGGGAACATCAAGATCGTATGGCTCCTGGAGCTCGCCAAGCGGAAGCTGGGCGTAGACAAGGACAAGCCGAACGGTCCGGCTGCTCCGCCCGCGACCAACAAGCCGAAGCCGCCGGCCTTCCCTGGGCGGAAGTACTTCGGGGCTGGGGCCAACAACAAATACGTGACCCAGCTCGGCACCCAGCTCAAGAAGAAGGGGTTCGGCAAGCACTACAACGTGGGCCCCGGGCCGAAGTGGTCCGACGCCGACCGCCTGAACGTCCGCGACTTCCAGCGGTCGGATAAGCGCCTCGCCGGCGACGCTGACGGCTACCCCGGCCCGCTCACCTGGCAGCTCCTGTTCTCCTAGGGGTTGCACGTCGTGCCCTGTGGGCACTATCGTGAGAGCAGACATCGAACCGAGGGAGATCGGACCATGATCGTGGATTACGACAGGTCGAGAGAGGCAGGACGAGCGGTGGCACTGGACGAGGGCGAGACGGGGGAGGACTTCGGCTTCGAGGAGACGATGGCCCTCCGCGCCGTCGTTCCCGTCGTGCCGCTCACCCGCATGAACAGCGGCGGCAACGGCGGGGAGTACAAGCCGTGGCCCATGCCCGACGACGGCGAGGGCGACGAGGTCGTCCCGGTGCCGGCGAGTGACACCACGGAGCCCGACCCGGGCCCGTTGCCGAAGCCTCACCCCGGTCCGAACCCGGGGCCGCACCCCATCGGCCAGTCCGTGAAGAACTGGGCGGGTCCGTTCCCGGTGCGCCGGGCGATCCTCGCCGCGCCCCTTCCCGAGGAGGAGCCCGCGGAGAAGGTCGACGAGGAGTCCGAGCAGTACGACCCGGAGGGTGTGGGGCACACCGGCACCTTCGCCCTCGCCGCGATCCAGCGTCAGACCGGCGCGCCCTCGAAGAACAAGATGGCTCACCGCACGGCCCAGCGCATCCAGAACACCTTCACCGCCGCGGGCTGGGACGTCGCCATCTGGTACGGCGAGTACACCGAGGAGTTCTGGGTTATGGACCACGAGGGCCTCCACGGCTTCAAGGACGTGACCTCCATGTACCGGGGCATGGGCTGGCAGACGCTCTAGCCCAGGGAGCTAGTCTCCTGCTCAGCGCCCAACCGAGAAGCCCCAGGGAAGTGGAGAGCCCCTGGGGCTTCTTGGCAGCCTTGACACTCCTACCGACCTACCGTAATGTAGTCCTCGTAAGCCCGAGCGAACGAGAACGAGGAGCCCGCCATGAACCACACCCAGCGCCCGACGCGACGCAGCCGCAAGATCCGTAACTTCGCCCTCCCGATCTTCTGGGAGCCGGAGCTCCTCACCGCCCGGGAACTGTACGAGGAGCGTGCCGCTCAGGCCGAGTACGAGGCCGAGATGGCGGGAGAGCGCTACTTCGAGAACGGGCGCCGCTATCACTCCGAGGACTTTTACGAGATGGAGCAGGAGGAGAAGGCGCTCGCCTGGCTCGCCCCGCCGATGTACTGATCAGATCTAGCAGAGAGCCCCTGACCAGGAGGTCGGGGGTTTCTCGGTGGAATCTCAGGAACCTCCTTGACGGGAGAGTGGGACCCATGTAATGTTATCCATGTCAGCAAGAACGACGCACCGCCCAACTCAACAGGGAGTCACAATGGGAAGCATCGCCATCGCGCACACGGGTCGCTCCACGCTTCACTCCAAGAACAATCGAGCGGGTAAGCCCAACGGGGTGATCAGCAACTCCCACATTCTCTCCGGCTGGAATGGCAAGAGCAAGACCCAGCGTCGCAAGATCCGCCGAGTCGAGAAGATGATGTGGAAGCGAGAGATCGCCAGCGCGTGACAGTAACCCAGTAGAGAAACCCGCCACTCCCCGTGAGTGAGCGGGTTTCTCGGTATTTGTGCCGGCAGGAGTTAAAAGCTCTGTGCGCTCGCTAGGAGAGATCAATTAGGTGAGTGAGTGTCTGACACTCACGTACCCGTGTGAGTCGCCGAGAGGCGCTGTTCTGTGAGTTTTGGAGCTAGGTGAGAGCGTCTGTATCGTCGTTCATCGGCGAATGCTCTTGGTGCGAGAACCGGTGTGTCCGCCAAGAAACCCCCTGCCATGTGCCCGACAGCATGGGCTCCCCCAGGCAGGGGGTTTCTCTGTGGAGTGGTACCTCGCTACTTCGGCACCATGTTGATGGCCGCGCCGATGCTTGCGGCGGAGCTCATCAACAGGGCGGCGCCGATAGCGTATCGCCAGTTCTCCAGGGTGCTCACGCGGGTAACGACCTTCTCCACGTCGTCGTGGATCTCGTCCACGTCCTTCTCATGGTCTGCCCTCAATTGAACCACGTCTTTCTCGTGGTCAATGCGGAGCTGGGCCATGTCCTCGTCGTGAGCACGACGGTCTTCATTCAGACGTTGGAGAGCTTCGTCCAGCTTGGTCTCGATGCGGACGAGTCTCTCCACATCCTCTCGTGCCATGTCACTCACAGGTGATCTCCGTCACGGGCGGGGGTCACTATCTGAGTGTCGGCAGCACCACCTCCCACGTAGGTCGGAGCCTGCTTCGATCCGAGCAGGAAGCGACCGGTCATGGGCCACTTCCGCTGGAGAGCACTGGCCGCCGTGTAGTAGGCGGCAGTGATGAGTGCGGTCCCGAAGGCGATGAGGCCGACCTGAGCCTCGGCGCCGAGGTTGATCCCGAGAGACAGAAGCCAGGTGAGGAGAGCGCCGACGCCAACCGGGACGTAGGTGCGGACCTGAGCGATGATGTAATCCTGGAACATGGTTCCTCCAGTGTTTGCAGACTGCCGGAGTGTGTGGGTTAGTTAACAGGCCACGGATCTCCAATGATGGCTCGCGCCGCGTAGTCCCGAGAGGCTTTGACCTCGAATCCAAGCTCCTCGGGGTAGTTGTTCCTCAGGTCCTCCAGGTACTCGTCCATGATGGACTGGATCCGCTCGTCCATCTTCTGGGCCGACTGGACCGAGCTGCCGTGGAGGGGGAAGGTCAACATGTCATTGAACACCTCCCCGCTCTCGTTGTGAACCGAGAGACGATAGGTGACCGAGGTCGCGTTACGGATGGGCATGAGAGTCTCCTAGAAGAACGTGGTTACGATCACGATGCCGGGGGACCCGTTACCACCGGTGGTGGAGGCGTTGTTGCTGGTGCCGCTTGCAGCCCCACCGCCCCCACCGCCGTAGCCCGCAGCATTGGTCCCCGTGACGAGTGCGCCGGCAGCGGCGACTCCACGTCCCCCGCCCCCCAGGTGTGACGAGCCGCCGGCGCCGCCCATGCTTACCGCTCCCGAGGCCGCAGCGCCACCAGCGCCTCCGCTGCCATTGATGGAGAGGTCGGCCACTATCACCTGGGAGGTGGTCGTGCCGCCCGAGATACCAGCGTTGGTTCCCACTGACCCAGTGGAGCCGCCGCCAGGACCTCCGCTCGCCGATACGTAGGCACCGAACGACGAGGTGGTGCCGCTGCCTCCCGTACCGGTACCCCCCACACCAGCCGAGCCGACGGTGACAACGACCGACGAGGTGACCGAGTTGGCGGACAGCCAGGACTCGCCATACGCTCCGCCGGCACCTCCACCACCCGCACACACCGCACCTGACGCGGTAGCGACACAACCGCCGCCAGCGCCTCCGCCACCTTGAACCTGTACCCGGATCATCCGAGAGCCGCCAGGCTTCTCCCAGGTGTCTGACTCCGTGAAGTAGCTGACCACCGGATCCTGCTGGACGGAGTCCACCGACCCGATGATGAGGTAGGTGGTGCCCACCGGGATGAGGCAGACGCGATGACCGGGCTGGGGATAGTAGCCGGCGACCACCTGGTACCGCTTCTGGCTCACGGTCTTCTCGCCGTCGAACAGGACCCGCGGCATGACGCCGCCGAGAAAGTCCGATGGGGCGTAGTCGTAGTCCACCCGTCCCATCTTGATCGGCTTATTGGCCGACGAGGCGGGAGCGTTGGCCTGGCCGAAGGCCGCGATGGTGCGGAGGAAATCATGTCCCTTGCCGCTGGAGCCAGCCATCAGTCATCCTCCAATACAGGTCGGACGATTGTGGACCGGTGACACTCTCCGCACTGACCGCGGTGGATGCCGTCCGCATTCTCGTGCAGGGTCACGGGGAGGTGCTGAGCGAACGCCCGACAGGTAGGTGTGGTACAGGTCGAGACACCCGGGACCGACAGCCAATCGTCGTAGTCCGGCCACTCCTGCTCTTCCTGCGGCTTCTGTGCCTCGGCCAGGAGACGAGAGCGGAACTCCTGAGCGGCCTTCTCATACTCTGACCGCTTCATCCGTTGTACCCCTGCCAGGAGAGCCAGTGGACGTTGGTGTCCGCGTCGCTCGTACGATAGATGTACGCGGTGAACCCACTGGGTGAGGCGAAACGGTAGCCCACTTCCCGAACACGAGTCCAGGGGAAGGCTGAGTGTGCGGTCAGCAGGATGGTGGGTTCGTTGGTTCCCACGTTGTTGGTCTTGACCTCAGCGGCCGTCGGCTCGTTCGTCGTCGGGGTGATGGTCACCGAACCGAACAGGATGTTGGCAGCCGAGAGGGCACCGGCCACCACTAGGTCATCGTTGATTTTCGTGGCCATGTCAAGACACCTCCCTCGGGAAAAAATCTTTCATTATCTCAGAGTTGACGGGTTATTGTCAACTAGACCAACACTACCACCCAGGGCTTACTCTTTGCAACAAGGGACGTAGCTCGGGCCCAAGACCACCTAGGCGGGGGGAACACCATGGGGGATGATCAAGTTTGACCACCTCTGAGAAAATGATTAGGTAAAGACTTTGTAACAAATGTCTTCACACGTCTACCCCGGTTCTTCAACCATAAACCTACCCCCAGGCTAGGACCGTAGCCTGAGGGTAGGGAGAGGTGAGCGGAACTAGACCCTCTTGCGCCACATGAGCCAGCCGACCTCGGTCGGTTCGGTGTTGGTGCGGTAGATCCAGAGCGTCATGCCAGTGGAGGAGACGCTGGACACCGATGTCTCGTGGACGGACGTGCCGGGCACCGAGGTTTGTGTGGTACAGAGACCAATCACTTGACCCGCGCCCTTGAGCCTCAGACCTGAGATGGCTACCGAGGTGGGGGTATTCGCCACAGGGGTGATCTTCACCTGACCATTGGCGATGTTGCCGGCCTTGATCCGACCGCTAATGCGGAGGTCGTGGTTACGTACGTCAGCCATGTCTCATGCTCCCCGCGCTGCCAGCCAGTGGATGTTGGTCGGGCCCGTGTTGGTTCGGAATGCGTAGATGGTGAAACCGTACGGGGTATGGTCCGCGGTAGTTACCTCTCGGAACGTGGAGCCGGGCACGGTGGACTCCGCGGTGGCGATGACCCGGACGGGACCTCGTCCCTGGAGGTTCAGTCCCGAGACGACTACCTTGGTCGGCTTGTTCGCCACGGTAGTGATGGAGGTGATACCCACCGCGATGTTACCGGCCTCCAGGGCGCCGGATACTTCCACGTCGTCGTCAATGATGGACGGATCCTGTGCGGCCACGAGGGAGATCACGCGGCGAGCACGGTGGCTCATCTTCGCGCCGGCGGAGAGCTCCATGTCCCACGACACCTCGGAGTACTGGCCATTGAGGCCGAGGGCGTCATAAATGAGGGAGTACACGTCGTTACCCGAGTGGAACGGCATGAGGCCCGTGTCAAACTCGATGGCCTCGTATACCTGGCTCGACTCGAAGGCAAGACGGGTGGCCTTCTCGATGAGGGTGGCCTCACTGTCCGCGTCCTGCTCTTGCACGAACGAGGTGATGGTACGGCCTCGTCGGATCGTGCTGGTGGGAGAGGCCGGGTCAGCATTGGTGAAGTCCACCACGATGGTGTCCCGGTCCGGATCAGACACGGTGAGGATCCACCGGTTCGGCACGGTGAAGAGGTCCAGCTCCTGCATGACCTCCGGGTACATCACGGAGAGTTTGTCGTCCTGGTATGTGAACTCCGAGCCGCGGTCCTGGGGGGACACGTACGGCTTGACTACCGCGTAACCGTCCTCGTCAAAAGACAAGGACTCATAGTTGATCGCGGCCAACAGGTCGTTGATGATCTCCCGCTTACTCGTGCCGGCTTCCCATTCCTTGACCACAGGAATGGCCGCATTGGACGGGGTGATCTTCTTGGGGATGTCGGCCAGCGTGAGGATGTGGTCCACCACGCCGGTGTAGAGGTTCTTCGGGTTGGGGTTGAGCTGGAACAGGTCGTAGCGGAACTGGGGGTTGGTGTTCGTGTTGTCCCCGAAGGCCGAGGCGGAAATCCCCGTGTACCCATAGTCGATCTGGTCGTCGGGGTTGTCGATCTCCTCCTCCAGCATCCAGCCGGCCGGTTCGGGAGTACCGTCCCTCCACACCTTGCCGCGGATGACGTGCCCGATGCACTGGGCCCGTACGTTGACGTAGGTTCCCGGCACGTAGTTGAACCCGACTGACACGCTGGACCCATACTGAGTGGCGGCCATGGTAGCCGCGAGGGACAGAGTGCCATTGGTGTTGTGGACCACCCTCATGCGGTAGTACCGAGAGGTGGAGAACAGACGGAAGACGATGGCAGGAAGGAAGGCTCCGCCCGTGGCGGTCTGGGTCACCGAGATGCGAGTGTAGACCTCGGAGTCGGTGAGGATCTGCCTCGCCGTGTTGCCCGCTTGGAAGAGCCTGATGGTTCCAGGAGAGCCGTTCAGGGTGCAGTAGGCATAGCCGGACAGGCTCGTGCCGACCGTCGCCGTGGACGCCGCCTGGAGCCAGATCGTGCCGTCCTGCGAGGTGCCCCAGCTTCCGCTGGTCTCCCGGGTGAAGTTGTCGTTCACCCTGAGCAGGTTGGCCGTGCTGTACCTGTCGTCCACCTGGTCATCCTGGAGAACCTGTGCGAGGTCATATCCCTGGATATCACGGTTGACGGTCTGTGCCTCATCCGTGTCCCGTTGGGGAGACGACAGGATGAACACTCCCTGGGGCCACTCCACCCAGTTGACCGAGTCGTCGGTCCAGCGCTGGTAGGTGCGAGGCTCGGCGATGAGGAGGTTGTCAACCCAGACGGGAGGTGTGGAACTCCCACCGCCAGCCACCGTCACGGTCAGCAGGGCGTCCCGGTTTACGTTGCTCTCGGACGTGACGTAGTCCGGGGAGTTACCCGCGGGATCATTCCAGAACAGGCGGTAAACGGTCAGAGCTTCGGTGGTGATGATCTCCAGTTTTACCAGCCGGTCCACGAGGTTGGCCCGAATGTACGCGGGGATGGTAGCCGTGCCGAGCTTGAACACATCCGCAGCGTCATCCACCGTTACGTCGTTGGATGTGCTTGGGTTCGGGCCGTCAGGCCGCAGCGAGAAGGCTCCGCCGGCGGGAATGTAAAAGTAGGTCCGGAGTGACCAATCGCTGAGAGCAGAGCGCAAGCGTGCGACGAGAACACCTCCAGACGTCCCAGAATCGTCCCCTAGCTTCGCGGACTTGCTGCTGTCTGCTGAGTGTGTGTCGTCGTACGTTGCGACGCCCTGAACGTCGTCCAGAGCGTTTCCGTGCCGGGCCGAGTTGTTGGTGGAGATCACTTCACCCGTGACGCCCGGGGTGCCGTTGAAGTTGTTCCGCCACTCGGCCTGCGGCATGAAGGGCTGTTCCACACCCTCCGGCGTCAGGTTGAGCCGGGCTATCTCCGCGTAGTCCCCGCCGCCATCCCCGAGGGCGTCACCGTTCGCCTGGACGAACAGCTCCAACGTGCCGGCCTCAGTGGTGAGCCAGGCGGGAGTCGGCTCCTGTCGGTGCACCTGCCAGGTGCCGGGCAGACCGGTGCGGCTCGTGCCCCAGAAGACGGTGCCGCCCGACTCCCATATCCGCCACCACTTGTGCTCGTCCGGGTCGTAGTCGATGGAGACCGAGGTGGCGTCCGTGTAGTTGTCGTGGAAGTTGAGGAACTCCATCTTGTTCTCGGTCCCGTACCCGGTGAGGCGGTACTGGATGGTCAGGTTCGTGCCGGCAGTGTTCGAGCCGACGACGACCGACACAGCCACGTCGGTGGCGCCGTCCGTGAGGGTCGGGACCTTCGTGACCTCGCACGCCACATGAGAGCCGAGCAGGGACCACACTCGTGCGGTTGCGGCTCCCGGCCAAGTCGGCTTGGTGGGGATGACGAGGTGGCCACCCACATTGGAGACGCCGTTGGCGTAGTAGGTCCATACGTCGGACATCTCCGCGCTGGAGAAGTCGTCGGTCAGGGCAGCGAACGAGGGGGGTGTGGGAGGGTCCGGAGGCAGTACGGTGTCCGGGTCGGGCAGCGCCTTGGGCGGCATGTGCAGCCGGACGATGGGCTTGATCCGGTCCCTGAGGTAGTCGATGGGGTCCTCAGAACCGGAGCGGAGGGAGAAGGTGGCCGTCCGTTTGATGTCCGCCAGCCAGTTCTGAGAGATCTTCCCCGACTTGACCGTGGTCAGCTCTCGGAGGACGCGGTTCTTGTTGTTCAGGAGTTCGTACCGGAACGAGAACCTACGGGAGCCGGTGGCCCCCAGGAGTGCGGCTTGGATCTCCTCGGCCGTGTAGTTATTGGGGTTGCGGAGACCCTGTGGGATCTTGAGGGACTGCACCCGTCACACCTCCTCGATCTTGAGGGACACACGGCCGAACTTAAAGCCGACGGTTACGCCCCACGCCTGG